ATGCCTAGACAATCCATAGTGAGACGTCAGGGAGACACCATGACTGGCGCATTGTATCTACACGACCATCCAGGCGATCTTGCGGGCTTGGGTGCGCCCAACGGGGCCGACGATCTGCAGGCGGCAACCAAATTCTATGTGGACAACACCAGCTTTTCATCTGCAAAAAATCTTTTCGTCAGCACTCAGGGAGATGACAGGATGGGGGGCGTTCCGCCAGACAAGGTGGGCACGTCATTCAGTTACGCTTACAAGAGCATCAACGCAGCCTGCGTGAAGGCCGAAGAGATCATGCTGGCCACGCCGGTGGAACTGGGACCTTACAAACAGGACATAACGTTCAACAACGGCTCAGGTGACTCCCTGGTGGTCACAGAGGGGGTGACCAGCATCAGTGGCGTGCATGCCAACTACGTGAAGCTGTTGATCGACGCCAACAGGACTTTCATCATCAAGCAGATGATAGGCTTCGTCAATGATCAATATCCCGACTTCACCTATGACGAATTGATCTGTGAAAGAGATTTAGGATATATTTTAGATGGCATAGTGATAGATGTGCAGGCGGATCTCAACTCCAACGTGCGAAGCATCCAGGCCGGTATCAGATACTACAGCAACGTGAGCGGACTCAAAACGGTGAATCAACAGCTGACGGAAACCTTGGCAGGGATAAATTACGCCAAAGCAATCACCAACACTGTGTTGCAGAACTTGGCCGTTACCCCAATATACGACGCAGGTTTCACTCAAACATTTAGTGCGCCCAGCACAGTGAACAGCACCTTCCGTGCGTCAGTGGCAGCAAAATTTGACATCATCACCAACATCATTCAAAATGGAATCACTGCTGCACCACCTGAGGTGGAAGGCAGCACCTACACCATCACCATCAGCAACGGCTCCTTCGGCAACGTGGATCAGAACGATCCCAACAACCAGGATCTGATTCCAGGCAAGCTGATACGGGGCAAGACCACTGGGGCCATAGGTAGAATAGTATCCATCACTGCGGGCGGCGTGGTGGACACAGTGGATATGATATTGCTGGAACCCATCGAGTTCTTGGTGGATGAAGGGTTGGAGTTTGCCTCTCAGTTCAAACGCAACAATATCACCATCAGAGTGGAGAGCGGCACATACGAAGAGGATTTTCCCATCAGGGTGCCGGATGGAGTCAGCATAAAAGGTGATGAATTCAGGCGAGTGATCATAAGGCCCAAGAATAGGATTTCACAATCTGTGTTCGCCAACACATATTTCTACAGAGATCTGGTGATAGATGGTCTCACGGTGACCAGCACTAATTTTGGAAGACACTATCTGGACGATCCAACTGCGGTTGTCAACACTGGTCCCTCCTATACCAACGCGGGCGGCTATGGCACTCAGGCTGAGACCATATTAGATGCCAAGCCTGACATTCAAACCGCTGTGGTCAACTATGTGAATTCGTTGCTGAGCCCCGGCTCGCTGAACGCTGCCAACGAAGCGAGGAATCGCAGAGAGACTGGCGTGATTGTGGACGCCATATTCTCAGATTTAAAGACTGGGGGCAGGGAAAAAATATTAGAAGCACAGGGCAATTTCTATCTGTCAGGTCTGATCGCACAAGAACAGGCGGGAATCAGTTACATCGCTACCTACATCAATGCTTCGGTGATTGCCTCAGCCTCTGCGACTATTAAAAATATTGTCATTGCACAGATGGCATCTGTGGTGTACGCATTCAACGCTGCATACAATCCCCCAAAAAACAGCAGAGATATGGACATGTTCCTCATGGGGGAGGCCACCATCATAAGAAATGTCAGCTCGCAAGGGCAGGGTGGATTCATGTGTGTGCTGGATCCGGCCTCGCAGGTGCTCAACAAGTCACCCTACATACAGACGGCATCCAGTTTCAGTGCCAGCATCAACGCCCAGGCCTTCAGGGGCGGAATGTTCGTGGATGGATCCTGCGGCAACATACCCATCAACATCACCAATGTGGTGAGTCCGTTCGAACTGGATGTGGACAGTAATGCCGGCGAAGGACTGTTCATAAGGAAACCCCTCACGCCCACTGCGTTCTACATCGATGGAGTGAGATATCAAGTGGATGCGGTCAAGAACTATGATGGACCTGCGGGCACGGCCACATTACTATTGAATGCCAGCAGCAATGGTGGAGCGGGTTTTGTAATAACTTCGCCCATTCCCTACACCACTATTCTACAGACTGCGGGCAATCGATCCATGCTGGCCAATGACTTCACGCAGGTCAACGACTTGGGTTATGGTCTATTGGTCACCAATGGAGCCTTGAGCGAACAGGTCAGCACATTCACGTACTACTGTCATGCTGCCTACATGGCATTGAATGGCGGACAGATCAGATCCTTGAACGGCAGCAATGCCAATGGTGTGTATGGTTTGGTCGCAGAGGGATCCGATCCTTTGGAAGTGCCAGATGATGTGGATCTGGTGCGCAACATGGTGCAGGTGGCCAAGGTTTATGACGATGGAGCAGTGTATGATCATCCATTGCTGGCTCTTAGCGTTTATGTGTACGATTTGGAATATGTACCTTTCACCAGATCCGAAATAGAGATAGATCACGATCCACTGGATTCGTCCGCGTCTTTAACAGTGCAGAGATATGAGATAGCCAGTGTGGAGGCGTTGACACCTGCTGTGACAGTCACTGGACCTTCTGTCACACGCAGCGGCACGGTGTACAAATTGAACCTCAGCACGGCAGGCACCGCCGAAGCCAGCACCACAGGACTCAAAGAAGTGTTGGCCAATCAACAGAACGTGACCATCAGGGCCAGCCAGGCGCATCAATTCAGTGGAGTGGCCAATGTGTCGCCCACCAGGCCCAGCACGGCATTGGTGTTCTATGATGACAGCAGCACCATAGTGTACAGGACCACTGCGTTCAACATCACCGACGCTGTGGGCACAGCACTGCCGGCCAACAACGTGATAATATCTTTAGACACAGGATTTGACCACGTGAGATTGCAGATCAGACCAGCGTCCGCCGTCCTGAACACCTATGCCGCCCCAGGTATCACCATGGGGGCCACTGCTGGTGACGTGGTGCTGGCCATAGACCAAATCACCGAAGCTGTGGACATCACCAGATTGAACACCGGAGCGATGAGCTTTGGTTGGGCGGGCAAGACACACAGAGTCACGGGCTACGTGGACCGCGGCACCTATGCCACCGTGAGCATCGTGGACATCAGCAACATCAACACTTCGGGACCGGCGTCGGGCATACAGGAATCTCTGGTGCGCGGGGCTGGCACAGAAAATATCACACTGCGTTGCGGATTGTTGGCCAATGCCAATGCCGACATCACTGTTAAGATTTCCACCTGCAGGGCCACAGGACACGATTTCCTGGACATCGGCACAGGATCGTTCAACGACAGCAACTATCCCAACAACATATTTGGTGATCCCGCACAACAGCCCGTGCAAGACAATGAAGTGGACGAGCGAGGCAAGGGCAGGGTGTTCTTCGTCAGCACTGATCAGGACGGTGTTTTCAGGGTGGGCAGATTCTTCACAGTGGATCAAGGCACTGGATCAGTCACGTTCTCAGCTTCCATAGCGCTGAGCAACCTAGACGGATTGGGATTCAAGCGAGGAGTGGTGGCTGCGGAGTTCAGCACCGACAGCGCCATGACCGACAATGCCTCTGACACAGTGCCCACTGAATCTGCCGTGCGTGGTTATGTGGACAGAAGATTGCATTACAATCAATCTGGATCGTTGGTGGGCAATCCCATTGGACCTGGAGCCATAGCCAGAGACGGCAGCACATCATTCACCGGCAATATATCAGCGGGCGGATTCAAATTGATCACCCTTGGCGCACCCTCAACCGCACAGGATGCAGCCAACAAAGCCTATGTGGACAGCACCCTATATACCAGCGATCAGATAGAGGATCTCAGAAACGTGGACATCGCAGGTTTTGCAGCCAATCAGATACTGGTGTTCAACGGCAGGAAGAGGATATTCACCAACCCAGAAACAGGCGGACTTTTTGTGGTGGGCGACACCATCACAGGCAGCACCACAGGTTCAGTGGGCACGATCATAGATCTTGAATCCGTGCTATTGCCTGGCTCGTTGAATGCTAGACGGATCACATATCAACTTGTTTCAGGACCTGACTTCAGCACGCTGGATTCCGTCAGCACAGGTGGCGGAGTAGCAGCACAGGTGATAGATGGACCCATGAATGAATTGGCCAACGGAGTGATGAGCGCCAGCACCGACATCAGCATCACTGCCACCAGAAGCACAGCACAGACAGATCTCAACCTGCAGATAGTGGCCGGCAGCATCATCAACGCAGATGTGAATGCAGCCGCTGCCATACAGCAGAGCAAATTGGCAATGAATGCTGCCACCACACGGGCCAACGCCACAGGCATCAGCCAGGCCGATCTTGGATTGGCCGCCTTTGACTCGGGCGACTTCTCGGTCACCGACGGCTGGGTAACGCTGGCCGCGGGCGCAGTGGATCTGGCAGATCTGCCCAATATCGCTCAGTATCAGACATATGGCAAGAACACCGCTGGGGCAGGATCCCCCGTCATAGTCGGTTATGCAGACGTGGTCAACTATGGACTGGGACTGGAGGACGGAGACTTCACCACTATCATACTGGCAGCTTCAGATCCTGGCGAGGCATTGATCAAGACCGGAGCCGGTACCTACGGCATCACCAATGTGAGCACCACGGGAGAAGTCAACAGCATCGTGAAGTCAGATGCCGCGGGCGTCGTGGATGTGGCGCAGTTGAAATTGGACGGATCCAAACTTATCGACAGCAACACTGTTACCAACACCACCATATTCACCACCAGGGGCAACGTGGATTTCCTCACCGCACAGGGAGCCACTGTGGCAGGTACCACACTGGCGTTCACCGGAAGGAAATTTGAGTTCGGTGGCAGCACAGTGCCCAATTCGCCCACCGCGGACACACTGCAGTCATTGGCTGTCAATCAAGGCAGAGGCATAGCCACTCCTCACCTTTTCACTAAATTTATTGAGAGCGATGTGGTAGAAACGGGCGGCACGGGCATTGCTTTTGGCGCTGGTGGAGGCACATTTGCAGGCGCGGGCAAGATCAGCATCGTGCTGGAGGGAGACGTGCCATTCATATTTGATTCCACAGGCGTGACTCCGGACACTACCAATACCTACACCATTGGTAACGCTTCGTTCAAGTACGCCACCATGTTTGCCACCACGTTCCACGGCACAGCAACCAATGCATTGTATGCTGACTTGGCAGAAAAATATCGCGCTGATGCGGAATACCCTGCAGGCACTGTGTTGCAGTTTGGTGGTGACAGAGAAGTGACCATTGCTACTGAGGCCAAAACCAACAAGATAGCAGGTGTGGTGACCACGGCACCAGCATTTTTGATGAATGATGGCTTGAATGAGGAGCACACTGTGGCAGTGGCACTGCAGGGTCGTGTGCCATGCAAAGTGATAGGACATATCAACAAAGGTGACATGCTGGTGGCCAGCTCCACGCCAGGCGTGGCCTGTGCAGCTCAAGGCGAAATCAAAATGGGCACGGTGATAGGAAAATCTCTGCAGCAGTATGATTCAGACGAAGTGGGCTTGATCGAGATCGCGATAGGTAGATAACATGGCCAAACAGACAGTCAACATAGGCACATCAGTCAACAAAGGCGATGGTGATCCTTTACGCACGGCGTTTGTCAAGATCAATGATAATTTCACGGAACTCTACACCGCACTGGGACTGGACACAGGTGGTTTGAACCTTGGCACCTTTGAATTTACTGGTAGCACCATAACAACCACCGACAGCAGTGCCATTACCTTGGACCAAGCAACCACCATCTCAAGCAACCTGACAGTAGGCGGAGACATACTGCCTTCAACAGCCAACGGTGGAGATCTAGGAAGTTCTGCTAAACCTTGGCACAGCCTGTATGTCAGTGGCTCCACCATCTATGTTGGTGGCCAAGCTCTTGGCGTGGACGACCAAGGCGAGCTTGTCTGGAATAATGAAAAAATTGCTCGCACTGATATAGAAGGACTAACAGTTGATCAGGATGGAACGAGAACCAATGTAGGCAAAACTCTCACAGAGAGTGAAAATACCGTAACCAGCAGGCTGTATGTGCAGCCAAACCAAGTGGGTTTGGAATCCATAAGTGATCCCGAAGGAGCGGCTAACAACAGCACCGGTTCGGTAGTTGTGAGCAATAATGCCGTTGAACTCAGTCTGGTTGAACAAGAGGCTGGCGGAGATTCTGTCGTGGCCTTGGTGGTGAATAGTTCAGGCGTGGAAATCGCACAGGGTGACGGAGTCACCACAACCTATCTCACCATTGATGCTACCAGTATCACTGGTGGCGGTCAGATTGATATCGACAATAGTGGAACAGACCAAGACATAAACATATACAGTGGCAATAATATCCTTCTACATTGCGAGAACGGGAGCCTATTGAAATTTGACAGTGATGGCATACTGCATTTAGGCGCAGACGTTGGTCGTATCTGGGCTGATCAGGGCACAGGTAAGGTCATTATAGGTGATGCATTTGGTGCAGGTGGTGCTCCTTCTATGCCCAGTTCAGTAATTGAAATAGGTGGCGATACCAATGCTTTTAGGATTGGCAGGGCCAACGGTGCTAACAATCCCAGTTGGACATTCGGCAACGATGGTGATTTAACATTCCCAGACAGCACAGTGCAGACCACTGCCTATCTAGGCATAACTAATGAGCATCAAGCTAGTGCGAGACTGATCGTAGGCACAAACACAGCAGTCAAGGAAAGCCTCACTGTGAGAGTGGTGGCCAGCAGTGGTTCACTGAATGTAGAAGTCAATTACAGCGATCCCAGTGTCAACACCAGTGTCAGTGCTTTTGTTGCATATCCTACTGTCAGCAATGTCTATTCTGGCAGAATCACTAAGGTCGCGGCTAATAGTGTGTACGACGTGTTTGGCAATCTCACTCAGGCTGGCGACACTATAAGTTTCACGGTGACTGATCACAGTTACCATAAGATATATAGAGTAACCATAACAGCACACGAGATGCCTGGCTCGGGTACTGTTGGTGAAGCCTACTGCATAATTGAAACGCTGAAAAACGGTTAAATATACGAAAGAGAGCTCAATATGACCAATAGAATTCCATTGATAGTTGATACCTCAGACAGCAACAAGATCAAAGAGTTACCCATAGGCGACAACTTAGACATCACCGGATCCGGCATCGTGGGAGCCACCAGCATCTTAACCACCAGCATCACTGCAGAAACTTCGGTTCTGAACAACATCAGTGCCAACACCATCACCGTGAATGTATCCGCTGATCTAGGCAGCGTGGAAAATCTCGTCATCAACGGCGGTACAGCAGGTCAGGTATTGATCACTGACGGAGCGGGCAATCTCAGCTGGAGCACACTGGGCAATTACAATCAAAATTTAAACAACACAGACAATGTGCAATTTAATTTCATCAATGCAAGAAGATTAGAAGCACCCATCAACGTCACTGCTGAAATACGCACCAGCAGCTCTGGCAGCGGCACAAAAACTTGGCAGTTCACCAGCACAGGCGATCTTTATTTGCCAGGCAGCTTGATAGGTGATGTCACAGGCAACATCACAGGTCATCACACCGGAGACGTGCAGGGTTCTGTGTTTGGCGATGACAGCACGATGCTGGTGGACGGCATCAACAACAAAGTTTTAGGACCTATAGAAGTCAATATCAATGACCTAAACATCACTGGTGGATCTCCCGACCTAGTCTTAAAAGTCAACTCCCAATCATTGATGCCTGAATGGGGATATTCCACAAGGCTGCAGGATGGTTCAGGGTCAATCAGTCATGCAATCCTGGCTCCCAATGAAGGATGGAGGGTCAGCAACGGGTTCCCATTTGGAGAGTGGCTGTTTAGAGAGTCAGGCGATCTGCGATTGCCAACTGGATTTACTGACATCACTGATGCACAAGATCAAAGTTTACTGAGAGGCAATTGGGGAGTGGTGAACATAGCTAGAGATAATGCTGCAGGTAGCTGGCCATTCAATGGCATAGGCTCTTGGGCACTGCCGGCCACCACACGAGTGTGGAACAGCAGCACCATCATATTGGATTACGACACCTGGGAGGCTTTGCGGGACCAATATCCCTCCTGGCTGGCAGGAGATCCCATACCCAATGATCTGATCTGTTCGGGAACTGCCAATCCAGGCGATCCTTTTAACAACTTTGGCAAGATTATGACTCCCACTGAGTTTGACATCACCACATCGGGAGGCTACATCACGGACGTGAGAGTGTCTCAGGCTGGCATAAATCAAAGTGTTGTATCTGGTGATCATCTCCATGCATTTTTGCCTGGTGATGGCCTAGAAGAGAACACGCTGTTGCCCGCAACTGGCATCATAGGGAGAATTCCCGCACTGCCCACCAACTATCAGGACAGCGGGCTCACGTTGAATCAAGGTCAACTGGTGGTGAATCCCATCAACGTGGACAGCACAATTGAACCTGTGGTGGCAAGATTTTATGGTGATGTGGCAATCACTGGTGATCTGGTATCCAGCAGCGTGGTCGCAGACAATTTGTTGACCGGCATCCAAACATCCACTATAGTGGCCGGCGTCCTAACATTGGATTTCACATTCGGCACACACATAGTCAATCACAACGCCAACATCACCACTGTCAATTTCACCAATGCCAGCGCCAGCAAATCATCACAGGTCACTGTGATACTGACCCAGGACGGCGTCGGGGGCAGGACCATCACGGGCTCCTATGCCACGGCGGGCGGGTCGGGACTGGACATCTCCACAGCGGCGAACGCGGTCAACATAGTCAGCTTCTTTACCCGAGACAATTCGACTTTTTACGGATTCAGCAACGGCAAGAACTTCAGCTAGGAGGAAAAATACAGAAAGATAAATACTGATATGCCCATAAGCACAATAAACATAGGAACAATTGCCAATGACGGCACAGGTGATGATTTACGCGAAGCGTTTATCAAGGTCAATAATAATTTTGCCGAATTGAATGCTAGGGATCCTGAGAACACCAGCGTAATCAATATACTGCCAGACAGCAGCACTGTGAAGGGTGTTTTTTATCAAAAAGTAGGTGCACAATTACAACTTAAAAGTTTGGAATCAGGCAGCAACATCACACTGACCACCAACAATGACAAAATCACTATTGCAGCATCAGGCATCATCAGTCTTGGCATTGTGGGCAACACAGGCCCTGTGGAAACTTTAGTGAATGGCAACACTTTACAAGTGCTGGGCGACATGTCAGGAGCCACCAGAACAAGCATGATCACAGTGGGTGGTTTTCCCACACTGAGCGTGTCAACGTTTCTGAGCAATGAATCCAACCCAACATTAGGGGCCACACTCACAGGAGCCAACAACAACATAGTGGGAGTGAACACAATACAAGCGGCCAATGTGCAATCTTTGGTGTATGGTTTGGACCTGGACGACAGAGATTCATTCATCGGATTTGACTTGGGTAATATCAATTTGGATGCCAACAATCAAGTCAACATAACAAATCTTTTAGACGTATACTTTTCTGCCAATCCTGTGGACATGGGCACAATTGCAGGCCCTGCCTCTGCTGTGCATGACTTTGGGGCCATCTAATTTTTCCATAAATACAACATATGAGCAACTTGTGGACACAGCCAACTGGGTATTCTTTAGGCACAATTGCTGAAAGAACCATCACAGCTATCAGTTTGCCTCTCACATCAGTGGATGCAGTGACATTAATTGCAGGCACGTTGCCTGCAGGCTTGCGACTGCAGAATGGGGAGATTGTGGGCACCACACTGGAAGTGGCCAGGACCACTCAATCAAGATTTGTTCTGAGAGCACGTCTAGGCAATGATATTCAAGATCGCACCTACACCATAACAGTGACAGGACCAGATGCTCCTGAGTGGATTACTGCTGCCGGAGAGTTGCCCGTAGGCTCCAACGATGCCCTGTTCATACTGGACAGCAGCTATGTGGATTACCAGCTGGAGGCCACAGACACAGATCTGTCAGCAGGTGATGAACTGGAATATTTCATTGCCAAGGGTGACGGCACGCTGCCACCCGGCATCACGCTCACCAAGGCCGGCCGGCTTACTGGTGTGATCGATCCCATACTGGCTTTGGACACAACTGCTGCCAGCGGCACCTATGATGTCAACACCTATGGTGAGTTTCCGTACGATTTTGGACTGAGAAGTGCCAATGGTTTTGAGAGTTTCTACTACGACGTGGAATTTTATGACTACGCTATTCCCACCAAGAGTCCTCGCAAGCTGAGCAGATACTACGAATTCACTGTGAGCGTGAGCGATGGTGACACAATTTCCAAAAGAAAATTTAGAATATTCGTGGTTGGAGATGATTTCCTGCGTGCGGACAACACCATACTGCAGGTGGGTGGAGGGGTGTTCACTTCGGACGGCACCTACATCAGGACTCCGCAATGGCTCACTCCCAGAGATCTTGGTTACCGAAGGGCCAACAACTATGTCACATTGTTCTTGGAACTGTATGATCCCAACACACTCGCCGGCTATGTGGCCTACACATTGAGGCCCACCAACGATGATTCCTCTGTGAGCACACTGCCACCAGGATGCACATTGGACAGCACTTCAGGTGAAGTGGCAGGACGAGTGCCCTATCAACCGGCGGTCACCAAGGAATACAAATTCACTGTGAGGGCCACAAGGTTTGGAGCCAACAATGAAAGTTTAGCCATCAAAGACAAGACATTTGTGGTGAAAATATTGGGTGAAGTGGACAGCGTGATCACCTGGAACACCAATGATGATTTGGGCAGCATCAATGCCAATTTCATCAGCACTCTCAGTGTGAATGCCTCCACCACAGTGCCCAATGCTGTGCTGAGATACGTGATCACTGCTGGTGCATTGCCCAATGGATTGATCCTGGCATTGGATGGCGAGATACTGGGCAAGGTTAGACAGTTCCCCCTAGGTGCGCTGTTGGGTCTGACCACTTTCGATGACAGAGATTTCACACTGGACAACGCGGAAACCAGCATAGATAGGAAATTTGAGTTCACCGTGGAGGCTCGGGATCAGTTTGGCTACAGTGCCACCACAAGAACTTTCACGCTGTCAGTGGTGGCTGCCAGTGATCTGTTGTACAGCAATCTATATGTGAGACCATTCCTCAAGACAGATCAGAGAAACTCCTATCTGGAATTGGTGGGTGATCCAGAGATATTCACTCCGGCATCTATATACAGGCCCAGCGACCCACAGTTCGGTCTGCAGAAACAACTGCAGATGTTGATCTATGCGGGCATCGAGACCAAGACCATCAATCATTATGTGGCAGCCACTGTGAAGAATCATCGTCGCAAAAGATATCGATTTGGTGAAATAAAGACGGCAGTGGCCAAGACCCCTGGCACCAACGACATTGTGTATGAAGTGGTGTATGTGCAGATGATAGATCCGCTAGACCACCCCAGTCAACAGGTACAGAGCAAAATTAAAATTAAAAATCCAAACAAGATCAACATCACTCAAACTGATATAGAAGTGATTGATGATGTGACCAAATTCAATGTGAACGGCAACAGCTACACATTGTACAGCAACAATAATCTACCTATAGCAGTGGGAGCCATCGGTAACAATCTGCAAATATATGCTAGGACAGGTCAATTGACATTAAACATCAGCACTGGCCAACTGGAAGTCACTTTAGCCAACGGCAATGTGATCATTGTGGG